TGCAATGTGGGCTAGGATGCCCATAACCGCTCTAGTTGCTGATATACCTTTAGAGGAATGGCCTGAACCAATGAACACATATGATGCTCAACCTTGGGATTGTTCATCGCATAATCACGCTGTTTATGTGATAGACAGAGCTACGCCCTGCCCTTGGTTGGCTAAAATAGACAGTGAGTTCTTTCCTGCAAAGTACCTGTTTACAGTAGATTACTCCGAGTCCGAAATAGCAGATGACCCAGCGCAACATAAGCAAAGTCATGTTTTGCAACTTCTTGATGCTGGTGAATGGACAGGAAACATTGTTGCCCTGCCCAATAATCGTGTAAGGGTTACACACCCTGCTTGGTTTGAGACAGGCGAAGGTGCGCCACACTTTAAACCTTCTCAGCATGTGCACTATTCAAAGAGTGATTTAGACTATACACTAGATGTGAATAGGATATTTGATAACCTTTACAGTGAGGAAGAGTGATGGCTACTTCAAACTCAAGAGACTTCGCTCTCGATGTTTCAGACATTATAGAAGAGGCATATGAAAGGTGCGGGTTAGAACTTCGCACTGGTTATGATGCGCGTACTGCACGCCGTTCTATGAACTTGATGTTTGCTGACTGGGCAAACAGAGGCGTTAATCTTTGGACTGTTCAACAAAACACGATAACATTAACACAAGGACAAGCTACCGAAACGTTGACAAGCGATGTCGTTGATTTACTTGAGGTGGTTGTTAGAAGAAGTAATACTGATATCAATATTATGAAGGTTAGTCGCGGGGATTATTTGTCTGTTCCAGACAAGACAACACAAGGCCGTCCTAGTCAGTATTACTTCAATAGACAAACAATTCCTCAAATAACTTTATGGCCTACACCAGAAAACAGCACTGATCAGCTAGTGTATTATTATGTTCAAAGAATACAGGATGCTGACACGCTTACTAATGATGTAGATCTTCCTTTCCGTTTCTTGCCTTGTGCTGTTGCTGGATTGTCATATTACATTGCATTGAAGAAGAATCCTCAACTGGTTCAGTTGTTAAAAACTGTTTATGAAGAAGAGTTTCAAAGAGCCGCTGACGAGGATGAAGATAGAGTGTCTCTTAAATTACAACCTGATATTCAATATTTGAGGGTGTGATGGCCTTTGCCTCTGGTAAAAATGCATATGGTATATCAGACCGTTCTGGCTTTCGTTATCGTTTACGAGATATGAAAACCGAATGGAATGGTTTAAAGGTAGGTCCAGACGAGTACGAAGAGAAGCACCCACAACTGGAGCCTAGAAGAACTGTTATAGACCCACAGGCATTAAGAGATCCTCGGCCTGATACTAACAATATCATACCAGCAAAGGTTACTTTTCCATCTTTTAATACAGAAACTCTTCGGTTTGCAGACCCTGTGTTTATGCGTGGCAGAGTTGGCACAGTTACTTTTAGTGATGATGTTGTTACACCAGTAGAAGTAACAGGCGTTTCTTCCACCAGTGCACTTGGGTCTGTAACAATATCAGCGTCAACGTCAGCATCGACCTTTGACTCAACAAGTGTTACACTTGACGCAACAAATAAGACTTTTGACGAGGGTTAAATGGCAAAGCAAACAGTAGGAATTGGGTCAAGCGCAAACGATGGTAGTGGTGATACTCTTCGTGCTGGTGCGGATAAGATTAATGACAATTTCAATGAGATTTATGCAGCGTTAGGAAATAGTTCTAGCGTTTTGACTGATATCATAGATGCGAATGGCCTTTTTGATGTTAGTTCTGGAGCAAACAAGATTGTTTTCTATTATGCTGCTTTGACTGATTTGCCAAGTGCTTCAACATATCATGGAGCAATAGCTCACGTTCACGCAACTGGTGGATTGTATTTTGCTCATGGTGGAGTTTGGATTAGATTAAATGATGAAACCACTGGTCCTGTGACTAAATACACAACAACATCAGCAAATGGTTCTGCTTATCAATTCTCTGGTCCAGGGGCAACCGCTGGCAATAACCCTAATTTTACATTTTACAAGGGTCACACTTATCTAATTGATAACACCTCTCATGTTGGTAGTCATCCTTTGCAGATACGAACTGCGGCTGGAGGCTCCGCTTTTACGACAGGGGTTACAGATAACTACAACAGCACTACTGGACTAACTCAATTCATTGTCCCACATGAGCCAAGTGACACTTCTTTAGTATACCAGTGCACTGTGCATAGCGGTATGGTTGGAAACATAACAATAGTGTAAAAAATGACATATACGCATACAACATTAAAAACAGCCATCCAAGATTACACTGAAAACAGTGAGACTACTTTTGTTAATAATCTTGATAACTTCATAAAGAACACAGAAGAACGGTTACTGAAGCTTATAGATCTTGATTTTTTTAGAAAAAACGCCACTGCTGCAACTAGTTCAGGAAATAAGTTTTTGGCTGTTCCTTCAGACTATTTGGCTTCTTTTTCGCTGTCTTTAATAAAAAACAACGAAAACATTTTTCTGTTACAAAAAGATGTTAACTTTCTACAAGAGTATACACCAAACCCAGCAACCACAGGAACACCAAAATATTATGGTATTTTTGATGTAGATAATTTTATACTAGCTCCGACTCCTGATGCGGCTTACACATGTGAACTTCATTATTACTATAGACCAGCATCTATTACAGGCAGTGCAGGAACTTCTTGGTTTGGGGAAAATGCTCCAGACGCACTTTTATATGGTTGTTTAACTGAGGCTTATGTGTTTATGAAGGGTGAACCTGCTTTAAGCCAACAATATGAAAAGCGTTTTGTTGAAGCTGTTACCCGTTTAAAGAACTATGGAGAAGGTGTAGAAAACACGGATGCGTATAGAACGGGCTTAGTTAGAACCGCAAGAACATAGAAGGGTAGTCATGTTAAAAAAGTTGGAGGGCAAAGAAGTCGCTATTGTAGCGATGGGGGGTAGTTTTAGTGACTACGTTTTACACAGGATAAATTCTAAAAAATTTGATGAAGTATGGGGCATAAACAGTTTGGGTGCGGTTTTACATGTTGATCGTACCTTTATGATGGACCCTGCAAGTAGGTTTTTGGACGATGTAAAGGCAGGTCTTCAAACAGGTGTTGCTAGAGAGTTTTTGTTAGAAACCCCAAACAAAGGACCGATTTACTCCTGTGAACTGGACAAAAGAGTGCCAGAGATAGTTGAGTATCCTTTAGAAGATGTTATTAAAGAGGTTTCTTTTTGTTACTTTAATAATACTGTAGCATACGCTTTGGCGTTTGCTATCTACTCAAAAGTAGCAAAACTTTACTTGTACGGCATAGATTTTAGCTACAAACAAAACCTACATTTTGGAGAAGCAGGTCGTTCATGTGTAGAGTTTTGGTGCTCTGTTGCATTATCCAGAGGCATTCCAGTTGAAGTAGCACCAAGGTCTGGTTTGCTTGACACAAACGTACCAGAAGAAGAAAAATTGTACGGATACCATAGATTAGGTGATCCTTTAGTGCAAAGGATGGTAGACGGTCAGCTTATCATATCAAAGAAAAGTAAAATATCTGAATATATGAAAGAAGAAGAACTCTCTCCACCAGAACCGCTAGACGGTAAAGAGCCTGTGTTAATAGGCAGGCATGACGTTCCAAACGTAAGCTATGAGGAAAAAAATGATTAGTTTTGAAACAGGCGTTCAGGTGAGTTCTGTTAATGTTATGACTTCTGATGAGGGTGGGCATAGCACAGAACAGCTTGTTGAATTAGCTATGGACAAAATTTTGCGTGTGTCAGATACCGCGCCACCAGTAATAAAAGAACAAGCAGAGGTTTTTCAAAACAACATACGTCATGTATTGTATCACTACCTAGAGTTGGCAAGAAAAGAAGAACGTGCTAGTATCGCACATAAGATGGCAAAAGCTGGGAACAGCGAAATGGCGGAACTAGTCAGGAGAATATAGACATGGCTATAGCACAAGCTATGTGTACCTCTTTTAAGAAAGAACTTTTAGAGGGTGTGCACAACTTTAAAAACTCAGGTGGTGGGACATTTAAATTGGCCCTGTACGCTGAAGGTTCTGGTGGTAAATCTTCCACAACTGCAACATTAGGTGCTGCGACAACAGCGTTCACAACTACGGGTGAGGTTGCCTCTAGTGGCACATATACAACAGGTGGCGGAAGTTTAACCAGAATTGACCCAACATCATCTGGAACAACTGGGTTTACAGATTTTGCGGATTTTAGTTTTACCACAGCTACGATTACTGCTATGGGTGCGTTGATTTATAACTCATCTGCTTCTAATAAAGCTGTTGCAGTTTTAGACTTTGGATCTAATAAAACATCAACATCTGGCACTTTTACTATTCAGTTCCCGACAGCAAACGCTTCTAGTGCAATTATACGCATAGCTTAGTGGAGTAATCCATGAGTTCGGCTAATGTAACTGGCTGGGGTAGAAGCACTTGGGGTGCAGGTGCGTGGAACCAAGAATCTCCTGTTGAAGCGACAGGTCTTGCTGGAACAAGCGCACTCGGAACTTTAACGATTGCAACAACAGGAAACATTTCTGTTGGAGTTAGTGGTTCTGCGGGAACAGGGGCCGTTGGCAGTGCTTTAGCTGGTGCTGGCGCAGGTGTCACTGAAACAGGTTTACAGGCAACAGTTAGCTTTGGTGATGAATCAGTTGTGGGAACAGCCCTTGTATCACCAACAGGACTCGCTGGAACAGGGGCCGTTGGCAGTGTTACAATAGTCTCTATAACCTCTGTTCCTGTTACAAGTCCTGAGTTAGTAAGCTTTGTTGGAAACGTCAACATTCCTGTAGATACTGTAGGATTGTCTGCAACAGGAAATGTTGGTACAGTGACCGTATGGCAAGAGGTTGTTCCTGGTGTAACAACAAACTGGATTGAGGTGGCGGCGTAATGGCAAGTTCATATACTTTAAACACAGGCATAGAAAAACCAGCTACTGGTGAACAGGCTGGCACTTGGGGTGCAACCACAAACACTAATTTTGATATTATTGATCGCGCTTTAAACGGCGTTGGCACAGTAACGTTATCTGGAACAACGCACACGTTGACTACATCAGACGGTTCTTTGTCTGACGGCATGTTCAAGGTATTAGTTCTAAGTGGTTCACCGTCTGGGACAAACACCATAACAGTTTCTCCTAATGATGCAGACAAACTGTACTTTGTGCTAAACAGTTCTGGTCAATCTGCTACTTTTACACAAGGCAGCGGTGCAAATGTTACAGTTGCCAACGGCAAAAGTGCGATTATATCTTGTGATGGCGCAGGATCAGGGGCCGCTGTAACTGATTTAACCTCTACTTTTGTTCCTGAGTTAGCCAACGATGCTAGTCCTGTTCTTGGCGGGACGTTAACAACTAATGGTAATGTGATACAGGTTGGGGACAGTGGTTCTGCTTCTGATGACCGCCTACAGTTTGGTGCTGGTCAAGACTTAGAGTTGTACCACAACGGATCCGCAAGCTATGTAGACAACAATACTGGTCATCTTTATCTAAGAAACAACGTAGATGACGATGATGGCGGCAATATCTACATACAGGCTAAAAGTGGTGAAGATGGTATTGTTGTTAACGATGATGGTGCAGTTCAGCTTTACAATGACAACTCATTAAAAGCAGCTACTTCT